ATACACTGTAGATTATAATAATCTATGCTATTATACTGTATAACCAGTATATGCAAGGCTATCTTAAAGTTTCGAGTACTCTATACCACAATACTTAAAAAATAATGCATGCATAGTATCTCCACTGCATGCAAGTCTTTTCTTAACGGTATTCAATAGTAGTTCAGAGTTAATAACAGTTATTGCGTCTATTGTTAGTAAGAGTGAACTTCAGAGTAGTAGTTAGAGTGTATATGAGGTATTATTAAACATAGTTGTTAATAATATTAAAAAAATCGCTAAAAAAGCTTCGCTATGTAGCATGCTCCTTATTACAATGACAAGAGATTCTTATTTAAGTTATCATAACTACGACAAACAATAGCATTGAACTCTGGATCACAGCGTCCATGTATTATCATGTGTATTCTATTCTCAGTACCATTATTAATAACGCCGTGTCCTCTACCAGTATCAACGCCACGTACATCTCCTGGCTGCCATGGTATGGTGCCAGCATCTTGATGTCCAAACTCTACGCCTGGTGGATTAGATAGTGCTATGTTGTATGCTTGTATTGGTGATCTAAAATCACAATCAACATGTGGAAGTATATACCCGCCAGGTTCTAATAACATGTATCGAACTCTACCGTAATTAGTAAACGGGAACGTGTTCGTTAACCAATCAACGGTTATCGGACAGTCCTTAGCTATAGACGTCCAGCCTAATGGTGGAGCAGTGTCCTCAGTCCATAGTCCTTCTTTAATATAAGCCTCACTAGGTCCTGTCTTATCTATTCCTTGGCCATGTATAGTGAGACTCTTCCAGCCCTTATGATTATAACCGCGATGCTTGACAAATGTATCTAATAATGCTTCAGCCTCTTTAGCCATTGCTTCGTGTGGTATAGGTATGTCCAACGGTAATGATGGACAGTTACTATCAAGTCTTATCCAATTAACATATTCCTTACATAAGTCTTTATCGTCTTGCCATTTGTTATATAGGTGTGGTGGGGACTTCAAAGCATGTTGATAGTGGGTGTGTTCATTACACTTGGTAATGAAGTTTGTTATCGTCTTGAATAATGCCTTGTAGTCTATTATACGTGTATGTTCTTCCATACTAGTATTTAGTAGGTATATACTAGTTACGACATGTAAGTCTTAACATATATGTCATTCTCTTTAACGTCACTTTTATTAAGCACAAGTCGCAAGTTACTTACAAATCCGATGTGGTCATAGGATTTTAGTGTATCAAGGTACGGCTTGTACTTGACATCGTCGAATAGATTAAAATGTTTGAATGTAATATGACTGTCAGATCCCTTAGTTGCCTCGGCAACTCTCAACCACTTCTCAAGCCATTTTTCATTAATATAATCATGATGCATAGACACCGTAATTCTAGCCTTTTTCAAAATCTTACTGTATTTGGTAATACTCGCGGTGCCGTTTGTTAACATCGCAATCTCGCCTACGTCACTACACATGTCAATAATTTCTAGTATGTTTGGATGAATTGTTGGCTCACCACCACTTAATACAAAAAACACTTTTTTATCTTTAGGAAAAGGTATATCGTCCAATTGTTTTTTAATCGTGGCAAGGGTTGGATATTCTGAAAAGTCATCATGTACCACTGGACCACAATATGTACAATCATAATTACATCTTCTTAATAAGAACCAATCAACTACAAAGCATTCGTTCTTTAGTAAGTCGGTGGCGCCTAATGCCAATGGCATGCCATCACTAGCACTCCACTCATCTGGCATGCCATCGTACGATTCAGCGTTTGCTCTGAGTATTTCTAAATTTTCAATATTGCTAGATTTTGGAATTAACATATCAGTCGCACATGGACACAGTCCTACAGTACATACTTCTGTTTCATTGCCACACGAGGTATATCTTATCTCACCTGTTTGACTATTTAAGTTTGTAGTGTGTCTAAAAAGTTCACAATGCCATCCTAGATATGAATTCATACCGGCATCGGCCAGTGCCTTGTGATTAGTAACTTTTAGATCACCCCATTTTGTCAATACTAGTAATTTATATTTCATATCAGTATTTATATATTAATATCTAATTGTCGTACGGTAATCTGTTATTAGTTCTTTCCAGTTATCAAGTGGTGGTTGTTCTATAAAGTCAAGTAACTTAGTGTATTCAAGATCATCTAGATTGAGTAAGTTATATATGTCTAGACAAACGGTAGGTATTGGTAAATGGTGCTGTAATTCAAGCGACGGGAGGATATGCTTTGTTGGTACATGACATCGTGTAAATTTAGAGACAGGGAAAGTAATAGTGACATGTTTGTATGTATTATTATGTGCATCTGTCACCAAATAATCTGGATGTTCTATAAAATAAGATGGAAGATGGGCAGGCTCAGGTAATATTGCTATACTTTCGGGAGTCAGATTCTCATAAGCATTAAAGCCAAATTTCTTATTATTTACTATATTGTGGTTATATATCCAATCTGTTATTGGTTCTCCTATGCTATTGTCATATGCTCTATAGTGCATCCATTGATGGCCGAGTTGGTCTGAGAAACTATCGTCCCTTATAAATCTACCAATCTTTAACATCTTATAATAATGTTTTCGCTCAATACTGTCCATTTTACAATACTTGTTGCCCGCCCTTCCGGGAATGTTCGCAAATCTCAATTGGTATTCATAATCAAAGATTCCAGAGTTACCTTGAAAATGATAGGAACCATTGGGAATACTGTTACGATTGCTGTTTACGTATTCACCTATAGTCCATTGATTAGCGAATGACTTATGTCTATTAATAAAGTAATTGATAAAATTACCGCAACCACCGCCTGGATAAGTTATGATGTATATATTCATATCAATAATTAATAACAGAACAATAATCTGTTATTAGTTCTTTCCAATTATCAAGTGGCGGTTGTTCTATAAAGTCAAGTAACTTAGTGTATTCAGCTTGATCATGATCAAACAGTTTTCCAAGATTAATAATAAACATCGGGACAGATATCGCATCTTCCATCTTTTTAAAGGTCATTGGCTGTTGATTATAAAATCTATGTGGGTCTTTAAAGGCAGATGATATCCGATCAAATTCTTTAGGGATACTAATTGTAATATGTTTATAATTATAATCTCCATTTGATACTATATACTCTGGAAATAGTGTGAAGAACTTAGTAAGATGAACTGGTGTAGGAATAAATGATATACTATCAAAGCTTTGATTCATAAACCATACCAGATCATTGCGTGGTAGTTTCTTTTTATCCATTAACAATGGTTTAAAGAAAACGTAGCCTATTCTTTCATAATGGTATAATGAATTCCAATCACGAATACTACCATAATAATTATCATATACTGCTGGCTGTGGAAGATTTGAGTTAGTGCCGAGTCCAGCGTGTACACGTCCCAATGTCCGTTTAAGTTTATTAGCAGTGCCAGAGTCATAACAATCATTTAGTCCCAACTGTGATATTATATTATCATAGTTGTCGCGCACATATATATAATCGTCCAAGACAATATTATCCTCAAAATGAATACCATTATCATTTGCTAATGATTTGCGGTCACCAAATTCTGCGGTGCCTATATATGATGGGTTGGGAAATGATTGATGCCTATTAATAAAATAATTAATAAAGTTGCCACATCCACCCGACGGATAAGTTAGGATGTATACATTCATTTAATGTTTATTCTCGGTGTGTATGTGGCTTTCCGTCTTTAAACATATCCCATCCTTGTCCTAGGGTATCAGCGTTGTCTTTGTCACAGTAGTCGCTAAAGCAATCATGTCCGAGTTGTGTTTGTATTAAATTTATTAATCTTTCTCGTGCTTCGGGTGATAAGTTCGGATCATCTAACTCAGCTTGTGTAATCTCGACTTCGGTAATTATATCGTTTGCAATATTAATATATTGTCTCATACTGTTGTTGTCGTACGATTCAAACTTATTTAACAACCCGGCAGCAATTGATGACTTATTGGTGTGGGTTTTATTGTGGTGATGATGATGTCCATGTCCATGACCGTGATTGGCACCTTGGACAATTTGTCTAAGAGCTCTGGACCGAGAGGCGCCATCCTTCCCTATCATGTTCAGTTGTTTTGCTCTTAAGGCGGTCATTCTCTCCAGTGCGCCTGGTGATAAACTCGGATCATTTAGGTCTTCTTGTGAAACCATTTGGCTATTTATTTTACGTTCTGCAATTATGTCATCAGTGTCAATATGTTCTTGCATGTTAAACTCTTGGTCGTTCAGTGCACGTGCATATCTATCAATAAGCCTAGAATCTTGTCTATAATCTTCTAGCTCATTTTCTTGTTCAAGCTTCTCATATTCATCATCATCAAGTTCCATCTCCCAATTTTGATGCATCATCTTTTGAGTATCATGCATTGCTCCCATTGAAGGGCGGCAATCAGGATGCGGCTTGCCGTAATTGCCAAATGTTATATTAGACCCGACACCCATATTACGATCGCCACACCAGATGAATTCATTAAGCTGATTCTGTTCTTCATTAATAATATCAATGTATTGTCGCATGTTAAAGTCTTTCATAATATCTCTCGTAATTTAGTTACTATACGTATTTATATATTATACAAATCTAGTGCCGTCATCTTTAGTGTTGTTCTTAGCCAATGTGTTCCCATTAACAACCTTTAATGTATTCATATGCATATTTATATATTCTTATAAATAGTAAAAAGAATCACCACATACAATTAAAGAGGTAAGATTATGAAATTTTTTATGTTATGCTTGCTATTATCTAATACATCTGTGTATGCGGTACCACACACTGGTGAAGTTATTTTTAAAGAGCAAGGGTGTATGTCTTGTCATGCAAGAAATGGTGAGGGATCAAAAGATGTACCTTCATTAAATGATAAAGACGGATCGCTATTAACCAAAACAATTATTGATTCACGCCGTGGTGATCAAGCAGTACAGTGCAAACAGCTACTACGTGATGGGATAGAAGGTAAGGAAGAATCACTTGCTATATGGTTGACACTTATCGCCAATCAAGACATCGAATAAATCACGATGAAAATACTGCTATTAATTACAACATGTTTACTATTATCAAGCTGTTCAATGACAATGTGTAATGATTTTGATGATACGTGTGGTTGGGTTGAAGAAGTAAAACTTGGATACAATGTTTACTTTAGTGATGACACCATTATAATAGAGATGGAATAGGATTATTCCTCTTGTTTAATAATTCTATACTTGAGCAATGGTTTTTTATTTATTAGGATATCACCCTTCTCATTCTTAGTAATAGACTTAACTTTTATTTTCTTATTCTTAAATCGGCCACCCAACACTATATCACCAATGTTAATTGGTATTGTAATATCTTCTGTTAAGTCACTGTATCTCATTATAATTCAAAATCCTTAAAGGCATCAGGATCTAAATAATCATCTACATTTGACTTAGGGGTTGTAACTTTTGGGGTTGTAACTTTTGGGGTTGTAACTTTTGTTATTAGTCTAGGATTAAGATCGTCTGCTATCTTAACTGTGGCCTCGTATTCAAGGCGTGCTTGTTTTGCCCTTCCTACTAAAAGTTCATGTGTTTGTTGGTCTATAGACTTTTGTCGTACTGCCGCATCCGCCATACTCTTGCGACCAGCTGCGTGCTTGGCATTGCCATATGCATTAGTTAAGTAATGGTCACCTGTACTTAATGCTTCTTTATATTCTCTAGAAAGTCGCGTAAGCTCGTTTCTATTAGTAACGGCTTCGGTTGGTTTAATCTTTGGCATACCAAATGGCGGTTTATGTCCCGCTCCTTTTTTTATGATTCCTTTAATTAAAGTACTCCATACTTCGAGTAACATTGTACTATCCATATTACCAATTGCTTCACTAATGTCGCTTGGGGCGTCACACGCACATGGATCTTTATTACATTTCTTACAAAGTAAATCTTCATTAGTCTTCTTACATGTGCACGGATCGTTGTTACACTTATTACATTTCTCTTTGCCATTATGTCCTTCATCGACAGTGTTAATAAAATCGCGCATTGTGGCTTCCTTAACCGTGTCATCATCTTCAGGCTTTTCATCTTCTGCATCCCATCCAGCATCTACAGCATCGAAGAATTCTTTCTTCTTATCGTCTTCTAATTCTTCAGGTGATTCAACACCAAACTTTGTAAGCATAAGATTGAAAAACTTCTGGTAGGCTTCTTTATCGCCTGAGCCTTCACTAATACCATTCTCAGCGTATCCTTCTTCCATTGTATTGATAAATGAACGCATTGAATCTTCTGGTGTAGCGGCAGTCACAACAGCAACTTCTACACTATTGTCAGTCTGTGTTCCTCTCGATAGAATAGCAAGTACCACATCTCTTTCTTCTTCCGAAGCGTTTAACCAAAATTCATTTAATTTATCACGAAATTCTTCGTCAACTAAATATCTATCCATTATCGCGTTTGAAAAGTCTGAGGGTGTCTCTTCGTCATCATGTGAATAACCACAATCTTCGATCATAGATTCTTTTTTAATATTAATCTTTTGTCCACCTAACTCTGCTTCTTCAGCTGAACGCCGCTTGGCATAATTAGTCTTTAATTGCATTTTACGTTCCAGTCCAATAGGAAGATTTACCGTTGCTATCCTTCCACCCTTATCTATTTTTTCGGTAGCATTTTTATTCCATTGTTTCTTATGCTTATCAAACACTTCCTTAAACTTTGAACTGTCTTGTCCAACAGGAATATCTGTTATTTTCCCGGCTTTGTCTGGTTTACCAATACCTAACTTAACAGCTATTCGTCTTACTAAGTCAGCAATGCCTTCATCTAGAGATGTGTTGTGTAGATTATTATTCATAAGTTGTCCTGTTATTGTGCTAGTGTATTGTATTTATTAAAAATACCTACATTAACAAATCATTTAATATTGTTACATACATGTGATATCACATTATAAATACTTTTAAGCAACTTAATTATGGGGATTTCATGCGCGGATTTTTCATGTCCATTCATCTATTTTCCATTGTACTCATGATAGTATTAATGGGAATATATGTTCCAACGTTTTGGATGGTATCAGTGTATATATTATTTGTAGGCTCGGCCTTAATGTGTGAAGTCTATAAGCTAACAGTTGTAAAATCTACTAAGCCCGCTACCAAACCTATCGAGCCGAAAATTACTAAACCAATCAAGAAGAACAATGATGGACTAGTAGTACTATCTAAGACTGAACGTACCATACGTCGTATATTAAAAAAGAAAAAGTAACACTACCTTATACGTAGTCTATCTACTTCACGCTGTCCTTTAGCTAAGTAATCGTCTATCTGCTTAGTCATGTTTGACTTCATGCCACCATCAACTTTCGGTTGCTCTTTAGCTATGTAATCATCTATTCTTTTACTCAAGTCATCAGCCGGAGTTGTTTGTACTTTAATGGTTTTCTGTGGAGTTGTTTGTACTTTAATGGTTTTCTGTGGAGTTGCTGGTACTTTAATGGTTTTCTGTTGGGCTCTATATGCTTTAGATCGTTTATCTACAGGACGTATTTTTGTACCTGCTGTATATTCTGCTTCAAGCTCGGCCTTTACCTTTGCCTTCCACTTGCGAGTAGATGCATATTTTGCTTGTATCCGTTCAGCGTCGGTACTGAACTTGGCCCTAGCAGGTAGAGGCGGTACTGGAGTGGCAGAGGTAATTTCTTGCGGAGAGTCTGATTGTTGTTTGGCCTTTTGTCTGGCTTTCCATCTACGTGTAGAAGCGTATTGTGCTTCTTTGGCATCAGTGGCATTCTTATATTTTTTAGGACGACCCGTGGGTTTTGGTATTGCTATACCTACAGTATCATCTACCTGTTGCTGTACAGCCTTAATAGATAATTTTATGTCTTTTAACTTTGCCTTTGAAGCATTAGCCTGTTTGGCGGCAAGTTGTTGTACTATCAATTTGTCTCGCTTGATGATTGTATTAATAGCTGTCGCATATTGTTCAGCTGTTTTTTTATATCCCTTATCGATTGCTGTGGATAATCTAGATTGCAAATCCCTGAGTTGATTATAATTGGCCATTGATAATCCTTGAACATGTCCAGGATCAGCTAATTCTTTCTCCAATGCTACTCGCATCTTTTCTGATCTAGATGGCTTCTTGCTCTTTGCCATTGCCTTAGCTAATTTGGCAAGTTGAGCAGTGGTGAATCCGAACACCTCATCTATTCGAGTTGGAGTGCTACCAATCAAGTCTATATATTTTCTCATATCAAAATCGTTCATAATACTATTTATCTCAATGGCATTAAACTAAATATCAATGAGAACAAATTATATGAGGCGAATCATGAAAAAACAATTATTAGTAATAGGCGCGGTTGCGTTATTAGGAACAGCAAGTGCTGCGGAAGAAGAGGGATTTTATTCTTCTTTAGGTGAAACATATTATAACGAGTTAGGATGCTACCAGTGTCATGGTGAAGCTGGTGAGGGCAATACAATTGCTCCACGTATAGCTGGTAAAGATTCTGATTGGATATTTCAACAGTTGAGATTGTTCCAAGTAGGTACTCGATCAAACCCGTTTATGATACACTATTCGAGATTGGCAGCTGGAAAAGAGCAAGAAATTAGTGATTGGTTAGAATCACTATGTGTATCTAAACCCTAATTATTTGCGTGAATTGTTTATTCGTTGACTGATTATATTATCTAATGTCTTTATTTCATTACTTAATGCTGGATCTGCTCCAGCATTTTGAATCGATTGAGCTAATCTATCTCTAGTTTTAACTATAACTGTTACATCTGTATCCTTTAATAATTCATCGAAGTCATCTGATGAAAATTTCTTAGGTGATGCCGCTAATTTATTGGCGACCCATGATAACACACCTTCATTTAATGAATTTCCGTTTATAATATCTATATAATTTCTCATAGTATCATCCGGAATCATATCGGCTTCACATATAACATTGCTAAATTCATCAAGCACAATATCATGACTATCGGCAAGGGTTTCGTTTGTTATATCCGGGTCCATTCCAAACGATGGTCTATTACCATGTGTTCTAAGATAACGTTCTACCTCGTCCCACTTCATTACTCCCAAATCAATAATATCAGTCAATCCTACATAATCTGATATAACTCCTGCAATTGGAGGTATTGTCTTAAAGGCAATATACGCTTCTCCTCCGGCAATAAACGGTGTCAGTCCTTTCTTTACAAGACTATCTTTATTAATTGAGAGCATTTTTTGAAGGTCGAAGTCTGTGTATCCTGGTAGAAATTTTGGGTTGTCAATTGGCAGGCCATCGGCATCAGGAATCTGTTCATCTTTGAATTTGCGATTCCAAACCTCGGCTTTTTTTTGTTGAGTTTTTAATTTCGAAGTGGTTGCTGATGGTGTTATTGCACGAGGCTTCAGGATCTCGCCTCGGTTAATCATTTTGCCGCCAATGTTTGTTGCGCTCCTGCCAGCAACACCCTTTAATGAATTAAGCACCCTTGCTATTGGTCCAAGAACTTCATTTAAACTAGTCTGTACCTCTTCTTCATTGAGTATAGCTACCACTGTTTCAAGATTATACAAGGTTTCTAATATTTCTCCCGACTCTACTATTACATTGCCATCGCCTTTAATGGTACTGTTATTTTCGGTTTCTATTGAAGGACCGAAGTCGGTGTTTGTAAATAAGTCGTAGATCTCTTGTGCAGTATACTTCGTACCATAGTATCCTGCGGGCGCTGCAACATATGGTAGTACTTTGTAAACAGGATGTCGATCTTTATATCCAGGTATCCAATCACCATCTTTATTCTTGTATCCATTCTTGAGTTGATCAGCTTTTTGCTTTAAAAATGGATTCTTACTCTTTGACCTGGCCCATATTCTAGGAAAAGCAGTAAAGGCATCTTTGAACTTTTTCATTATCGTAAACTCGTTGAGTTGTTCTTCGGTCAAATAGTTGTTGTTATCTATATTCTTCATTGGTCGTTATTCTCCTTACTATCTAAATATTCTAGATATTTGTTAACAGCAATAAGACCGGTGCCTCCTGCTCCTATTTTTATTAATGTATCTCCAAAATCGCGGTCTTTCTTGACTAATTTAGCCAATCTTGCTGATATACGTTTCGCCTCTAAGTCGTTTACTCGTTGATTCAATTGTTGTATTATTATCTCATCAGGAGTGTCAGATGTTTTCGTAGGTGTTTTTAGTTTAATTCTAGGCTTAATGATAGGCGGTCTTGCGCGTTTTGCTTCTAGTTTTGCCAATATGTCTAACGCTGGTTTATTTACATCAGCGGCTAATTTTGCGGCATTGGTTTGTTTTGCACCCCACTTACTCAATTTGTTGCCGGCACTAATCAACCAAGACCCATAGCTTTCTTGTACGGGTGCTGGTTGTATATTTTCACCTGAATCTAAAATCTCATCAATACGCATTTAAATTCCTTTCACTTAGAATTAATATTAGTATTTATGTATTTTAAAAAATAAAAATAAAGGTTGACAAGTAAGACATCTTAGTGTATAATACATAGTATAAACAATAAAAGATAAGGGGAACATGACAACAAAGACGAAACAACAAGTACATCATTTGGAATTATATCAAGACGACTTTGCTAGTGATAGTATCTGGCGAGCGGTTTGTGACAGCCTAGGCATCGATGCCGATGATGGTGATAAGGTAACTGTGTATTGGGATATTGATGCTGATATTGATTATTATGGTGATGGAGATTTAGATTAATGGATGATTTCGGAAAAAGGCAATGTTGGATGATGGTGGCACTTGCGGTTGTATTTGTAGTGATTGTATATATTTTAAGAGAGATATAATATGATAAAAGATGTATTAGGAATTTTGGTGATGACTGCAATTACTACAGGTATAATTTTTGCAATCTTTATGGCGGTATTATTTTATGTATGATATATTTGAAGTTATCATGGCATGTACTATGCTTGTTATGGTAGTTGTGTTCTATAAACTATGAAAACGTTTAGCTATCAAGAAAAAATATATGTAGTTTGTGATGAACTTGGATATGTATTAACTGAACATTATAATAAAGAAGATGCTATGGAAAATTGTAATTGGGCTGCCGGTCAGACATTTACATTTAATATGGTTACTAGAACTAAGCCGTCATTGTGTGATACAATGCAGGAATGCGGTGTACATAAGTTTTACGAAGTATGTAGTTGTTAACTAGCGATATTATTTAATAAGATCAGTTTCAATTGATGTATCAAAGTGTTTAAAGACTTCAAAATCACTTGAATATGTATCTGAGTTATACCAATCAGCATACTTTTCCATATTACAATTAGGATCATCATTACATTTTTTATAATGTCCATTTTGTGATGATGCCAACTCACCGCGTATTATTTTTGTAGGCAATATAACACGAGTATAATAGTCATTAAATGCCCATTGTGTTGTAGGCGAAAACTCATTTTCCGCTAGGTCACGTAATCTCATTTGCCGTTCTCCATTGAAAATTTACCTAATGCCTCATTGCCCTTTTGTCGGGCAAGTGTTCGTTGGTAGGCTTTTTTAGATTTAGCCTTGGCCTTCCTGGAAAGCTGTGCTGGTGTTTCTGTTTTAGCCCGCATACCGACTTTGTCTTTCGGGTCCGGTATTTTTTTAGCGGCGTCTTGGCTTATCTTCATCATACCTTTCTGTTTAAGGAAGCCTGCTGCCATAGATAATGGTTTTATTATTTCGTCGATCCGCATAATTCTTTTTTATCATTAATATTAGTATTTATATGTTTAGAAAAGAATATAATAAAAAGGTTGACAGGCAATACGTCTTAGTGTATAATACGTAGTATATTAAATAAAAAGGAGCAAGAAAAATGGTAAAAGAAAAAGAACAAAATTTAGGCTATCGTGATGCAGTAGACGACCTTGTAGAACAAATGAAGTATGATGTTGTCAAGGAAAATGTAGTCGAAGCATTAAAAGAAGAAGTAGCTACTGTAACATTTACAAAAAAGGATGGTACAGAGCGAGTTATGATGTGTACATTAAATCCTGCGTACTTACCAGAGGCAACTACCCCTAAGACTACTACAACCACAAGAAAACCAAATAACAAAGTGGTGGTTGCGTATGATATTGAAAAAGAAGCATTCCGTTCTTTCAGATTGGATTCAGTAACTTCTTTCGAAACGGATACACAGTCATCAGGTCCACTAGTATAACTAATAACCATAGAAGGAGCAAACTAACATGGCTATGAATACAACACAGCGTAAGGCTGTTAAAGATATTGTCAAACAATATAAACACCCATTTGATGTAGAAATGGACGCTATTGACTTAAGAGCAATGAGTAAAAACTTTAATAACGGTATTATTCCTAATACAGCAGTTGATGAGGTTATAAATGCTATCTTAGACAATGCTAAACATGCCAAGAAACATACGGCATCAAGAACAATTGATCCAACAACCATCCAACAAATCCCAAAATTTGAATGGGTTAACATTGATGACACCGCAATTAATCCTATTTTCCAACGTGATGTAGCACCTAATCACGTATCAAAAATTGAAAAGGATTTTGATCCACATAAAATTATTGTACCGTGTGCTATTAAAGACGTAAACACTGGCCTATTTTTATTATGGGATGGCCACCACACTACTCGAGTATGTAGTCGACAAGGATGGGAAAAAATTCCAGTCTGGTACATTGAGGCTGATATAGACACAACTGGCAAAAATAAACAAGAGGCGATGGACGAATTAGTGTTACTGGCTGGTAGAGCGTTTCTAACTATTAACAAAACAAATAAAAGATCTGTTAGCAGATTAGATGAACACTTAATTTCATATGAATGTAGCGAACCAAATTCTGTAAAAATTCAAAACATCGTTGACAGTACAAATTGTCAGGTGGCAAGATTAGGAAAGAAGGCTGGAGACATTTCTCATATCTCTAATCTATATGACTCATTTAATTTACAAACTAGTGTCGGAGTAAAGGGAGTTTATCTTCGTAGATCTTTAGAGTGGCATCGAGCAACATGGCCTAACGAATCAGTACAAGGAGTCATGATGCGTAGTTATGCGATGATGTTACAAAGCATTGATATTGAAAAGGGTAGCTTACCTGATTTAGAATTTGATAAGGAAATGACAGATACTATGCGGGCGACATATGGACCAAGTGTTATTGCTTATGAGGAAATCAACGAACGGTATGAAGAAGCATATGGTGATGCTGGTAGAGATAGCATACCTGCAAGGATAACTGCTGGGTTGATGTGTCACTACAATAAACATGTTTCACGGTTTGATATCGGAAGTCCAGAATTTACATTTGTTACAACTTAAAATATTATGGATAATAACACATCAAATTTTGAAGCGGGACAGGCCTATATTTTTTATTTAAGAAATCCGTTAGAGAGTGATCATTGGAAATGTGGCATCTCTAGTTTAAGAAATGCACCTAGTAGAATTGGTACTTACCAAAATGCGTTTGGCCCATCAATTACAGAAAACTGGAAGTACATATGGTTAGGAACGAGGCGACACGTTGTGAAACTGGAGTCGGAGTTTAAGGTAAGGTACGATGATAATATCGAAAATATTAATGCAGGACATAGTGAATGGATTTCAAATATTAGTGAACAACAATTATTAGATAGTGTAGAAGACTTTAGAGATAATTGGTTTATTAAGGTAACCGATGTGCCAGAAGAATTTAAACCATTTACTATTGACAAATTAGATGATGTAATTAAATGGTATTCTAAGTACTTAGACACTTGACAAAAAACTAAAACTAGTTTATAATAAGAGATACAATACAATAAAAAGGAAATAGTAATGAACTATCAAAAAATGACGAAGAAGAAGTTAGAGGAATATGGACGTACAATTGGTATTGAATTGGATCTTCGTAAGACAAAGACGTCGTTAATTGAGACGTTGAAAGCAGCTGAAAAACCTAAAACAAAGAAGGCAGCACCTAAGAAGAAGGCAGCACCTAAGAAGAAGCCTACTAGTAAAGAAGTGCCTCAACCAGTATCTAAAAGTTTCTGGGACAAGATAAGAGAATTTTTTAATTTAGATTGATAGTTATAATAAAATAAAGGAGTATTTATGAATATTAGACCAATGTATAATCGAGTGATTGTACGAAAAGAAGAAGTAGAAACCACAACATCTACTGGATTAATTATACCAGGCGGTGCGGCTGAGAGACCATCCAAGGGTGAGATTCTAGCAGTAGGCAATGGCACACGTACATCGGATGGTGTGCTTATTCCGTTAGATGTAAATGTAGGAGATATTGTAATTTTTGGGCAACATGTAGGCCAAGAAATTAAAACAGATAACGGAGAGAAATTAGTCGTTATGACAGAAGACGATATTGTCGCTATAATAAAGGAGTAATAGAATGAGTGAAAACCTATATACTGGCTTAGATCCAAAGAATGAAAATTTAGCAACAAACAGTTTCGGGATGCGAGTACATGCTACCCCCCGTGTAACGATGCCAGAAGAAACTAATAGACCACCATTTGGAGGAACTTATGAACAATCATTAGCACCAAATCCAATGAATAGCAAGTATGATACTAAATCTGTATCAGATAGAGATAGTTATAAAGAACGCATGAAGAGTGCAGAACAGTTAGACGAATTGAGAGGATAGATAATGATTAAAGAAGTAAAATTTGGACATGTGACACGTAGTCTCATGTTAGACGGAGTGAATACACTCGCTAATGCAGTAAAAGTAACACTTGGACCTAAAGGTCGAAATGTTATCTTAGACAAACTATATGGTGGTCCCACCATTACTAAGGACGGTGTGTCTGTAGCACAGGAGATTGAACTAGAAGATAAGTTTGCAAACATGGGTGCACAGATGGTTAAAGAGGTTGCCTCTAGAACCAATGACATTGCTGGTGATGGTACAACAACTGCGACTGTTTTGGCGCAAGCATTAATTGTTGAAGGTGTTAAAGCTGTTTCTGCTGGCATGAATCCAATGGACTTGAAGCGTGGTATTGATATTGCGACTAGGGCAGCAGTGACCGCATTACATGAGATGTCACAACCATGTAACGACACAAAGTCTGTTGCACAAGTAGGTACAATCTCAGCTAACTCAGATTCTTCAGTTGGTAATATCATTGCTGAAGCAATGGATAGAGTTGGCGAAGCTGGTGTGATTACTGTTACTGAAGGTACAGGCTTTGATGATGAATTAGAAGTAGTAGAAGGTATGCAGTTTGATCGCGGCTACTTGTCCCCTTACTTTGTTAATAACCAAGAATCAATGACAGCTGACTTAGAAAATCCTTACATCTTATTAACTGATGGTAAGATTAATAATATTCGTGATTTATTACCAACACTAGAGGCAGTACAAAAAGCAGGCAGACCGTTACTTATTATTGCGGAAGATGTTGAAGGTGAAGCTCTGGCAGGACTCGTAGTTAATAATATGCGCGGTGTTCTTAAAGTGGCCGCTGTTAAGGCACCTGGGTTTGGTGATCGACGTAAATCAATTCTAGAAGATTTAGCTATACTAACTGATGGTACTGTTATTTCATCTGATGTTGGGTTGTCTTTAGAAAATGTTAATGGCGGACACTTAGGTGAATGTAAACGTATTGAAATTGGCAAGGATCTAACTGTAATTGTTGATGGTGCTGGTGATTCAGAAGCTATTGAAGCTCGTGTTGTTCAAATTAGAAAGCAGATTGAAAATACTACTTCTGATTATGATATTGAGAATCTACAACAGCGTTTAGCAAAACTATCTGGTGGCGTTGCTGTCATTAAAGTTGGTGCTGCTACAGAAATTGAAATGAAAGAGAAGAAAGATCGCGTTGATGACGCCTTACATGCTACTAGAGCAGCGGTACAGGAAGGTATTGTTGCTGGTGGCGGTGTGGCGCTAGTACGTGCTATTGCGGCGTTAGACGGCCTAAAAGGTGAGAATTCTGATCAAGATGTTGGTATTTCTATTACTAAACGTGCAATGGAGGCTCCTTTAAGACAAATTGTAGCTAATGGTGGTGGTGAACCTTCTGTTGTTTTAAACAACGTAATGAATGGTGAAGGCAATTACGGCTACAATGCTAGTAATGAAACATACGGCGACATGGTAGAAATGGGGATCTTAGATCCAACTAAGGTGACTCGTGCAGCATTACAGCACGCATCTAGTATCTCAGGACTTATGATTACTACTGAAGCAATGATTACTGAACTTCCACAGGAGTGCGGTAATAAACAGCCTGAAATGGCTGGTGGTGGTGGTATGGGCGGCATGCCTGGTATGATGTAACCATAATACATGGCAGGAAATAACTGCCCTATCAAGTTAAAAAAAGACTAACATCCTGCTCCTTTGTTAGTCTTTTTTTTGTCTGAACGAAAGGTTGACAAGTAAGGCATCTTATGTTATAATAGTAGTATATTAAATAAAAGGAGTAATTGGTATGAACTGTGATGAAGAAACTCAAACAAAATATGTAAAGAGTCAGAAGACTGGTGAGTGGGTTGCAATTGACATGACACATATGGATTATCATTCAACGTTTTCAAGGACATTACAGGAATTAAAAGACAATCGTATGGCATTGAATAAAATTATCAATGACCAAGATGATGAGTCAATTGATTGGGAGCGTGAATTTTATGTAATGACTGATGCGGTGAAACATTACAGTGTCAAGTATAAAGAACTTGAAAAACAGAGAGATGTATTAGAATCACAGTTTCGCCAATTTCTTGAACAATCAAAAGAAATTGTAGAAATAATGGAAGAAGGTGTTACCAATTAAACCAAGGAAATAGATATGGAATTATATACAGAAAAAGAAAAACTTACAAGCTCATTAAAAGATTTAAATGACGCACTTGAAGACTACTCGAATTCAAACGATTTGTTTGAATGGGAGGCAGGTGAATATGATTTTCAGATAGGTGACGAATCTATTGACTATAAGCATAACGAAGTTATCCTATTAGAAGAAATGAAAGATTATATTGATGATACATATGATACTCATTATTCGGGAAACAATGGTGTTCAACCAAATGATTTGATTGAGGCTTCAGGAAATGCTATGGGATTTTACCTGGGCAATGTGATTAAGTATGGCGCTCGTTATGGTAAAAAGGCAGGATACAATCGTCAGGATATTATTAAGATTATCCATTATGGATTATTGGCATTGAATGCGCATGATACCCACGAAGTCGATGACGACCACGAAGTCGATGACGAATACTAAGTGATTAGAATATCAGTATCACAAGCTGCCAAGCTGTTAGGGCTGACAAGAAAAAATGTACAATGTGATATTCATAAAGGAATATTACAAACACATGAAGGACTTGTTACTATGGACTCTTTGTATAGGGCCTATCCAAATTGCTGTCTTGATACTACAGGTGACATAGAAATTGATAGGGTAAATGATATAAAGGCGCGGGCTAGTTATCAGAACAGCAAGGGCGACAATATAAAGAATGAGAATGAAAAACTTCTAATCGGTATTATTGACGAGCTGAAGTCTGAGCTAACTGATGTGAGGAAGGAATTAATATATTGGAAATCATTATATAATAGTGATATTAAAAATAACGGGTGGAGTTTCAATTGCAAAAATATAAAGTAGTACTTACTTGGAAGGATAAATTTACTCATAGTTATTTCATACATGGATCTGACAAGAGTAAAGAACAACACAAGGAGCACTTAGACGGGTTACGATATTTAAAAAAGTATACAATTAAAGAAGTTAAGTTCAGAGGATTTTGATATGTTAGATAGAGAAGAAAAAGAATTAGTAGCAGTAAAAATAGTAGATGCAGTTGATGCTATAATTGGCAATGACACACCATTAGTCTTACTAGGGCGCGACAAAGA